ATGTTCGTGGAACTCGTTTATGACAAAAGGAATTTTGATGGGCTGCCTGGTGCAAAAGACATCATTCTGGGCGAATTGACTAAGAGGGTTCACCGGATTTTCCCGGATGCTGATGTCCGGGTTAAACCGATGATGACACTGCCGGCAATCAACACTGACGCCAGCAAGCATGAGAAAGAACAGATAAGCAGAACTGTTCATGAAATGTTTGATGAGGCTGAGTTCTGGATTCTTGCTGAATAATATGCTCGGTTCTGACCGTCAAAAAGCACAGGGACGATCTCTCCCACTTATCTAACTTACTAGAGCATGCAACTGATGGATTTTTCCGATATACATGACTAAAATAGTCATAATCTAAAAGTTTATGGATGAATATCACTTTGAATAACAATAAAATTAAGTTTTTTGACATAATAAGAGTAATCTCCACTTTTTTTATAATCATTTATCATTACTTTTATTATATGAACCCCCTATCAGGGAAATATGAAATCATAAAATATCTTGGTGAGGGTTTTGGCGAGATTGGTGTTTCATTCTTCCTGATACTATCAGGAGCCCTATCTTATATATCATTAAGAAAATACCCTACAATTAAATTTTATAAAAAACGCGCACTCAGCATTTTAATACCATACAATGTGTCATATATGGTGATAGGCATTGTTCTTGTATTCCTGTCTTTCGTCTTGAATTTAAAGTCACCACCATATCCATTTGTAATCTTAAGCAAACAAACAGAATTCAGTTTCTTCCCATTCATTTATTCTTTTTTTGGTATTGATAATTACATTACGGCTTTCAATGAATTATTTAATTTAAAGTCATATTTCTTTGTTGGTGAATGGTTTATAGGTACAATATTGCTACTGTACATTACCGCACCTTTGCTTTTCAATTTGATAAATAAAAAACACTTTGAAACCTTACTATGTTCTTTAATAATTTCAATATGTTCTTTCTTTTTACTAAGAGATCATGTACAACACCCTTACTGGTTTTTTACTAGCCGGTTGTTTGAGTTCACTTTTGGTATGTTTTTTATGAAGAACATAGAAATCATATCTAGAAACGTCGTCATTAAAAATACATCATTCATAATTGTCATTCTTGCAACCGGATTTTCAATTACAGACAAAAGCATAGGTAGCTTACTACTCTTTCAAAAATACCCGACAGAAATGGTGTATTACGCATGCTTATTTTTAACGACGTTTTATTTGATTGGTAATCTAAGACTAAAAGAAGGAACAGGGCGCGTTATAGATAAAATATCAACACAGTCATACGCAATCATGCTAGTTCAACACGTTATAATATATACAATTGTATACAATACAGAAATAGAATCATTATCATTACTCGGCGTGTTTAGTATTTTCCTATCAACTATATTTATTATGTATGTTATTTCAAGGAAAATAACATACATTAGTAGAAGTATTGAGGGCTATTTTCATAAAAATACATAGCGTGTTTTTCTACATGTGGGTGATAACCCACATGTAGTTCATTATGGCATTGTTGGCCACTCAATCTCTGGAGCAAATGACGTATCAATAGAATCTAAAGCTTGAATATACTTACGCCAAATAATAAACGTCTCTTTGTCGTCATCACTAATTATTCCCAGCATCAGGTCTGTCTGCCATCCTTTTGTTACGCCTGAAGCTTCTGCCAGAAGCTGTGATTTTTTCTGTTCTGCCTCTGCAATCGCCTTAGCTTTGATTTCTGCCGCTGTTGGCGGTGGGATATCTTCCCAACTGGGGAGACCATCCTCACCAGCCACCCGACGCTTATCGCCAACAGGCGTTATCGCAAACTCTTCAAAAACATCAAGGTTAATATCAACTGCATCCTTTGGTCTTGATGGACTATCTGCGTACCAAAACGCATTCTGCGATGCGCTATAAACGAATGCGTTCATTAGATTACCCCCATAGCAATCCAGTTAAAACTCGTTGATTGAGCAACAAATTTGCCATCACTTCCACGATATGAAGCCGACTTTGCGAGGAATGTTGTCGAACTGGTACCTTGCGCACCATACAGTGTAAAGAAATCATAAGTATTTCCTGAACCTGACCAATTACCAACTAACGCCTCCACAACAAATGGAGTAAATATACTCATAGCTACTGGCAGGGAAACTACGGCACCACCAGTACTGTCAGCACTGGAATTTCCGAGCTGGATGCATAACCCATTCGGAAACCTGAAAATACGAACACCACCAATTTGCTGTTGTGAAAATGATGCCATGTCCGGAATCTGATTTGCACCGGTTCCCACCATCCGCTTTGCCGCATCTCCCAAACCAAGGTTTGCGAGAGCGCTTGCGACCGCTGCTGCACCATCAGCTTTAATGTCAGCAAATGGGTTAACACGGCTGAGAAACTGATTTTTTAAGGCGGCGAGAACCTGAGTCACATCATCAGGATCAAGGGTCATTCCTGCCGACTCTACGATGTTAGCCAATTCTTCCTGAATGGCATTAAAAGCAGCCGCCCGGAGGCGTGTCGCTGCGATTCCACCAGCAACGCTACCGTCTGTATATTTTCCGTCTGCGGTTGCAGACGACTCAACCTGCCCGATTCTGAGCATAACGAATCCTCACTAGTAAGTGATTTAAAATTAAAATAAGGAGTTATGAATAACTAAAAATAAGATTTAGATGGGATGGTGCGATCTTATTTATTGCACATTCGAGCTGCTTATTACCCCAAGAAGCTAATGGATCACCGCAATACGAAGAACCGGCCAAGGTGTATTTGATTGTTGTCTCTGGTGCATTAATCCTCCAGGTAAAAGGCCATTCATCACCATTCAGCGCATCACCACATACTGACATTCCACTCATAGCCGGTCGAAACTGGGTGATCGTAATGGTATAACCGAGCGCTGCAGCAACCCTAATGTAATAGTCTCTATTCAAGCCACCATTGCTTATCAACTTAGATACAACAGAACGCTGCCTATCGCTGATACCACCGATTTCACCAATTGCACAGTCATCAGGCAATCCCAGCGTACTTTCCCATTCTGAAAGCATACTTGTCGCTGTCGCCGGGAATGCTCCTTTAATAAGATTATCAGCGTCGTTGTCAGATCGCTGGTATGAGCTGCCTAAAGCCCGTAATACTGCTGCCTGGACCGTGTCAGATGCGCGAGGCCATGCCCGACCACGTGGTAATAGAGCACTAAGCGCGGAAGCATAATCATTTTGTGAATAAAGGCTCATACAAAATCCACCTCACCCAGCAGCGGAATTTCTCCAATACTAAAAGTGATGTTTGACGATGGTCTATTAAGAATATAGCCCTTTGTTCCGTCTACATTACTTATGCTTTTATTAATATCAGACAAGTCAATTTTCCCAGTCCCATCCGGATTAGACTCATCAAAAAATAGAGTGGTTATAGCGTTTTTAATATTACTGACAACAGTGCTATCAGCATCCTTTATACCTGCTATTTCAAAATCAATAGTCTTTCTAATAGGCGAACAAACAAAAACAATTGCAGTATCGGTCTGGAGTGGATAAATATGATCAGCAACAGATAGCTGATCACCGGATGCCTTCACTGCCCCCCAATCGTCAAGCTGTGATATCCCATCAGTTCCAACAGGGAAGCCGTCATTAAGATTACCGTCACACATGATGTAGACACCGACAGTGCCAGCACCATTAAGCCTCCGTTTTACCCAGGCTCGCGTGACCCCGGGGACCTCCAGAGCCCATTTTTTATAATCGGTATCACTTCCCCCCTGAGGGGGCTCTTGCCATGAGAGCAAACCGCGACTTCGAAAAGCCTCTTCATCCTCGATATCAGTACCGCCTGTAGCTGCTTCTATCAGCGTTAATTGAGCCTCGACTCCTGCAATGTTTACATCAAGCGTGAGTACCGTTCCTGCATCTGCATTGCCATTAGCGCCACCACCGGTAACATCATCCGTGACATCAGGTAAAACAGCGGTGATTCCTCCATGCCCTTCCCCGGTATCTTGAATTTTGATTTCCGAGGTTACAGTGTACTGATAGCCATCCCCCCTGTTCAAAATCGTTCCGGCGGGAATAATGCGGTTTCCGGCCCCGACAGCTTTCACATCTTTTGATTTAGCCGCGCTGGCGGGTTTCCTGTAGACACCTTTTAAGGCCATCCATCCAGCCAGGTATTCATCAGTTGCCGTAAACGGGTTGGACTGCAGAGCTATATAATCAAGGTAGCCGTAATGCAGGTGGGCCATCCCCGCATCCATATCGGCAACAACCTTTAGGTTGGCAAAACGGAGAAGTGCACCAACGTTTTTTAGTTCGGCCTGCAGAAAATTACGGTTTTCATCTCGTAACTCAGTAAGAGTCTTTCGCTTAAAGGGCATTTTAAAGTTTCTCCCATATCCAGTAGAACCTGCTTTCCTGCCAGTTTTGCCCCGGAGATAAATACCGGATAGTGAGGTTCAAGCGATTTGGCATAACGATTTGGGCAACAGGGACAACGTCACTTACAACACCGTCGTCTTTCAACCATTTAAGGGCTTCCAGCGCGTAGGTTTCAGCTTTGATTGCCACATTCGTCGTTAACTTTTCCCTCCGTAACAACCAAAGCCGTGAACCAATCTGCTGATCTTCACCTGTGTCACCCCACCAGCCACGACGATCGCTATCTCCATAGTCATCATCAGAACGCGCCAGCCTATCGGTAAAAAGACTGATTAGAATTACCGTTTGAAGGTCATAATCGGTAGATAGCATCCCTGCGCCTTTCTGCCAGTCGGCAATCATTTCATCCACGTTCCAGAAGGAGGAAAAATCACTCATTTAACCTGCTCCTCTGTTTTCTCACTGGTAGCGTCGTCGTTACCCTTCTGAACATTTTTAACTACATGGTCATGATCATTGTGAGCTTCGCGGAGTTCTTTAAGCGTCCGTGTGTTGCTCTCACAGTTATCAATAATGTCTCCGGTACACTTTAAAACTGGGGTATTTGCCAGTATTCCCTCGCTGGCGTTTATGGTGACGTTGGTTGCGTTATTTACTTCAACATCTTTCCCTTTCGCTTCAATAAAAACTCCGCTTTCAGTAAGTAATACTTCCAAACCCCACTGGTTATAGATGGCTGTTTCCCCCGCATTCAAACCAGTTCGCCTATATCCCTGATGGTTTGATGCAATGATTACTGGGCTTGAACGATCACCGCCGATGAAAGCAATAACCACATCGGTGCCTACTGGAAGCCCTGAGGAAAACCCGAAATCAGCCATTCGAGGCGCACTGGCAACCTCCAATGGCGTCTGATATTGAGCCTGTTGAATTTCCCCACTGTCTTTCTGAGATGTGATCCGCCCAATCCCAAGCATCCCAGCAATTCGCACTGCTGCTTTTTTCAAATTCTGGTTCATGTATTTAGTCCTGGAATCTGCTGATAAAAGGCATAAGGCTGGATGGCGAAAGCTTCCGGTGGCATCAGCGCTAGACGCGCATGCGTGCCGTTGTCGTCTCGCATATAAGTGACTTCAGCAATGAGTAATTCAGTATCAGGAAGTTGCAGTGTTGGAAGGTCAACCGGGATCAGGGTATTGGGCTCCCAAAGTTTCCCATCCTTATCCCGCCAGGAGTCGATGGTTACAGATAATTGTTTTGAGCGTCCATATCGACGATTCATTTCCCAATCTATTGCACGCTGTGCCTGATGCGAGGCCATCAA